ATGTCTGCATCCCTGTTCTCGATACTTTGCCGCTGCTGTGAAGCCACACGACCACGTTTTACGGCTCTGTAGTCGGCTTGCGTTAGGATCGGTCGTTGTTTTTCAAGCTCAGCTCCGCCTTCGGGCGTGAGCCACCACGGAGACTGTTCAGGGTCTTCCAACGCATTGAGTATCTGAATTCTCATCTCCCGGCTGCGCAAGCCGAACAACTGGTTGCGGATTCGTTCGTGTGTCTCTGGACTCATGCCAACCAATTCTTCCCGCCTCTCGTCCAACAGGATGATCGCCTGATGGTAGACCTGCCTCTCGGGGTGATCTTGTCCCTCTTGCATGATGCCTTCGAAGTGCGCAATCCAAAGAGCATCTTGTTCCCGTTGGAACTGCACTTCTGCTGTATGCGGGGGTACGCCCTGTTCGATCATGGAGTCCCTAGACAACTCCAGTTCTCGTAATCCGGCCAAGACTATTTCTGTACTGGTGCCTGCGTATTCTCCTGCTTCGTTGTAGATCGCTTCACGCTGGGTGCGTACAGAAGTGGTAAGTCCCTCTACGTGTTCAAGATGTGCTGCCTGGGTACGCTGCATTCGCTTCTGACGCACATCGCGCGTCAAGCGATTGTTGTGCATTCCCATACGCGACTCGGCAGCTACATCGAACAAGTCGCTGTTGCTGGGGTGCACCCCGGTCTTGAGGTCGATCAACTGCGTGCCTACCGTTTCGTGGTAGACGTTCATTACGCGATCAGGATCGGTTTCAGCAGCAGCGGCTTCCAGAGCACCGTCCAAGACTACCGCCATACCCGTCATCATCGTTTCACGCTCTAGGTACAGGTCTTCCCGCAGATCCCGCATGATTTCGTTCTGCTGGCGCTCTGCTTGGCTGTATATCGCCCGAGCACCGGCCTCTACCGGGTTCTCTAGTTGTGTATTGACGTTGAGCCGGGTGCGCCCTGCGGCGAGGGGGACTTGGCTTTTGGGTGTTTCAGTAGGCATCGAGACACTCCACTACGCTAGAGAGAACGGATCCATGCCCCCTGGGAGCGATGCTGGGCCACCGATGGCTTTGATCTTTCCAAGTTTTTTGGCTTCCAGTGCCTTCTTGTAGGCATCTACCACCGCCTTCTTTTGTGTGGCGGAAGCAGTCGACTTCACAATCGTTGGAGCTGGAGCAGGTGACGATGTGGTCTTTCGTGTCTGGGTGTAGACATCTGCCATGTTTGCCAGCCCACCCACCGAAGCAACAATGCCTTCTATCAACTTGCTTTGTCCCCTCCGTTCGGCTTCTGCGGCGAGGCTGTCGTAACGATACTGAGCACGGGCAACATCGTGCTGTTCGAGAATGTTTGTGTTCCAGTCGATGTCTTGCTGAGTTCCGCCCGTTACTCCACGCGCTCCGTAGCTGGCGCTCTGTGCACCAAGCAGTTCCGCTTTTTGAATCTGCCGAAGTACCCCCTCGACCTCACCGATTTGTCTCAAGCGGTCAGCCGAGGCATCTGCGTATTGCTTGCCAGTGATCCCAGCCGTCAACCCTGCGCTTGTCTGTAGAAACCCAGGAAGATACGGCACGATCGCCTCTGCAAAACTCATCGCCAGACCCTCGCAAGTAGGTAGCTGTCTTCGCCCTGAAGGCCGTGACAGCGTTGGATTCCTTCCACCTCAAATCCGAGGTGTTTTGCCCATCGTATCGCAGCCGTATGACGCACATCTACGTCGATGTCGATCCTGCGTAGACAGAGGGACCATTTGGCGCGCTCTACCAGCTTTCGGGCCGTCTTTGTCAGCGCAAGCGGGTACTTCAAAGCCTTGTTCCCAATGAGCGCCCAGCCTGTTGCGTACCCAGGCCATTTCGGCGTAATGCCCATCATGGCTACAGGCTCCCCATCTGGGTACTTGAGTGTTCTGGAAAACATCCGAAGCGTGGTGTCGTCAAAATGCACCGCAAGAATTGTGTCATTGATCTGACCACGTTGTGCTTCCTGTACGTCTATCAATCGGATGTCGTCAGAACACCCAGGGAAAAGGGTCAACTTCATCGGTCCCCAAAGTCCAACTGTGCCACCAGTGAAAGGAGATGCCACGGAGCGCCGCCAGTGCCACGGGCAATGAGGCGCATCTCACGATCCGTCTCGCCCAGTAGCGGCTTGAGTTCGACGACACCGGTGTAAAGCGGTACGGGTTCGTCCATTTCATGGCTTACGGTTCGGTACTCCAGTTCCTCTAGGTCATCCAAGGTCTGACCTACCGATCCACCTAGCGAACGATGCACCCGCAAAAAAATGTCATACACCTGTTTCAATGTACCGACATACGTGACCGTATCTTGATCCACGATCGAATCGAGGGGCAGACTTTCCCAGACCCATGTTTGCGGAAGACCCACGTTTGCAGACGTGACACTGCTTACAGTGATCGACCCTTCCGACACCACCTTGTTGGATTGCGAAGCTCCGTCACCCCACACACCTACGGTTTCTCCGTTCAGATGACTCAGCCCTGAGAGTGTAGTCGTGGCATCACCGTTGTACTGCTCTGGGCCAGAATCGAAATAGTGTGCGTTCTTTTGGTCGTCTTCGATGTCGAAACGGCTTTCCATGTATTCAATGTATCGAACGTCTGCGCCATTGATGCGGCGCTTGACAACCATCCAAAGTTGCTCGTATGCGTCATCGGGAGCCGGAATGACGGCGATGGATTCCACTTCTCCGTGGCTACGTGTAGCTGTAGAACCGCCGAGGTGATGCTGATGCCACGCCGCGACGTCTTGATCGCGAGCAAAGGTACACCCCCACAAGGTTCCATCGGCTCTGCACATCCAGATGACGCCCCAAGGCTCCTTTTGGTGAGCAAGCTGGACGGCGTTGTTGAGACGTCCCAACACATGGTCTGCTACCGCCGTAATATTGGCCGGTGCAAACGAATCGCGAGACGAATCGAACCCAGCGGCAACAACCCGTGTTTGGAAGAAACCCGTGAACAGCACCTCGGCATCGGCCAAGGCCGGTGTAAGCGGAGATGTACCTACCCGACTGATTACCTCGGCATTGAGGTTCAAAGGCGTCACCGCCTCACGGTTAGTGGATGCACTCACTTCGAACATTGCACCATCACTGCCTAGAAGAAGTGTTGTCGCCGGTACCATCCAACGGATTTGATCGACCCGATCGCTTACCAACAGATACGACATTGCAGACGCATCGGTAGTTACCCGTGAAGCATTGCCGGGTTCCGAATCTGTTCCTGCGCGTTGATCTGGGCCGTAGTGCGTGAAGTCACCGGCCTGGGAAGCATAGAACCGATTGGGTTGGGAAGCGGTTCCTCCCATCCACAGGCGTTGCTCAAACAAAGTCCCCGCCGCAGGCCAGCCATTGCGTGCGCCCAGGTCGCCTATCCGCCAAATGTTCACGCCCTGTCTGATGGTGGTCGTACCGCTACCGCTCGGAAGGTCGGGGTCACCTTGGGGTATGTCCCGCCATCGAACCCAAGCGCAAGGAAACGTACCTCTTTTACCTGACGCTACGAACCTGCCGTGGCCTGTGGACCGTATCGGTACCGGCTCACCGTCTAGAGTCTCGAAGTAGAAGTGTCTATGCCCACTAAGATGTGTGGACTTTCGTATACGGTAGCTTACGCCTTGGTACAAGCCCTCTGGCAACTCTCCATACGCGAACAACCCGATGGGTTCATCTTTGTCTACCCAGTCATGGTCTACCGCGCCTGGTACTGTGTCAACGGCGGTGCTGCCAGGATTGTACGTTTGAAAAACACCAGAAATTACCCGATGGTTCTTACCGTTGCTCGCTGAAACCGTGATGTATGGTTCTACTTCGGTACCAATTGCCTCGGCCCAGTGTGGGGCAACTAGCGGTCTGAATTTGACCGTATTCGAATCCACAACGGCGGCGAAGTACGGTGTATTCTCCTTGAGTTCCGGCGGGAGATCCCCTTCGCCTTTTACGATCCACAGAATATGCCTCGGCTGTCCTCCTGACGACCCCAAGGTATGAGCGGTCATGTTGATGTTCTGACCGGGCTCGGTCGCGTGGAAGCAGTTTTCTGAGAAGGCCCTGAAGAAATGCGCTTTTGATGCAGCCGAGAAGGCACTATTTTCAGTGTCGTTCGACAATCTTTCGATTGTTCCCCAAAGCCAGATGAGGCCGTCCTGTGGGTCGGCATAGTTTTTGCGTATCGGAAGACCTACATCTGTTCCACGAAAGAAATCCTTTTCGCACTTGACGTAGCCAAGACTGCCCACTGCATAGTCCGCTCTCGCGCGGGCGTGGTTTGGAATTTCCAGCTTTACGTCGGACCCAGCAGGCGCGAAGGGTCCGTAGGGACCGTCCACGAACTCCGATGGCGAGAGCACGAAGCTACTGGTGCCATAGCGCCTTAGTTCCCTGGGTGCATGGTTGGGATGCCAAAAGAACATCACGTCCGCACTCTGTGCGTACTTCAGTTCCTTCGCTTCTTCTAGAGTCCACGGAGTATCTAGCTCCACTGCTTCCAGTGGGTCATCTGATTTCATTATTGCATCTTCACTTCCATCTACGCTGCCACCCATGTAAACGGGTGCGCCGTCCAAATCGCAAGGCCGCTGGGTCAACCTGAACGTATTCAAACGCGCTTCCGGTGTGGGCAGGAGAACGATGTCGCCTTCTGGTGCATCCGATACGGCGTACAGATCACCACCCTTGGTCGCGGACACCGTGAATTGGGTACTACCGAAGCTCGTGGTTAGGTCGCCGCCCGGAGTCGTGCGAATCCAATATTCCTCTTGCCACGCCGCAAAGCCGTCCTGTTGATTGGCACGGACTTCATACGGCCCCATCTCTGGCCGCAAGTAGTGCGCCCCCTCTGTCCGAAACAGACCGGTGCTATTCGCTATGTGGTTGACCCGTATCGCTCGTGGCAAAATGACGTAGAGGGTAACGGCAACATTTCCGAAGTGTTCGTTCTCTCCCGGTACATTGTCGATGGCACCCCACTTGGAGTATACGAGATGCACCGGCTGCCCATGGTAAAACCCGTGGTTCTCTACTTCGAATTGGTATGCCGTCGGATTGAGGTTCTCGGGACCAATGTGTACGTCCGAGTAAAGCAGTTGTCCGTTGTTTCGGAAGAAGCGGACTTTGTAGTCTGAGAACTCCAAGACGTAGGCATCTCTGGTCGAGACTACAAACGGGATCAACCAACTTCCGCCCGCACCCTCTTCCGCAGAGTTGGCAACGTAACGTGTGCCAGGACGTCGGGTCAAACCGCCCTGCGGCGTTACAATCAAATTCTGAATGGTGCGCGATCCGGTTTTGTACGCAGCGGTATCCGAACGTCCTTGTGCGCGAGGACTGATTTCCCCGCCATTGAACGCTGTACGAATTGTGTGGACGGTGGGCACAAGCTACCTCACGTCGATGAAGGTACTCGACTCCAGCTTGCGCGGAGTCCCTTCCATTCCGTCTGCGCTCTTGGCGCGTCGGCCCTTTTCGTCAGCTACAGCGATCTTGGATTCCGCAAGAGTGGTTACGCCACGGAGCGGCTCCACCCATTCCGCCTGTAGGCGTTCACAAAGATGCTCCACGAAGCCTGCGTCGTACTTCAGGACATTGGTGACACGCTTGATGAACAAGACCTTGAGCGTGGGATTGTCGGAGGTGCCTTCCGCCAAGTTGGTGAGTATCTGGTCCCCAACGATTGCCCACTCATCGCCGATCTGGGAGGTTTGTCCCTCTACAGCGTGCACCGCAAGGTAGTCATTGTCAGCGGGTAGGTCGAAAGCGTGGTCAAAATCCCAGCTACCAGCCGGTACCGTGCTGGATGAAAGTTGTTTGTACTCGGTGGCGAAGTTCCATGGGTGACTCCGCAGTACATCGTTTCGTATGGAGGCGTATGTGGACTTGGCGAGGCGTGCGGCTTTGGTATCCACGTCAATGTTTGCGATGGCCTTCAGACCGAGCTTCTGAAAGGCCATGTTGATGATGTCAATCGCAGCCGATACTTCCGGGGGTTCGGTTGCCATAGGAACGCCTCCTTAGAAAAAGGGGCACCGGATCAGAGCCGTTCGATCCGATGCCCCCTGGGTCGCAAGTGCCACCCCCTTGAATCAGTCGCCAGAGAGGTAGATCAGTTCGCAGAGACACTCGGTCGCAGCGTCAGTTGCAGCCGGATTGGTGTCCCACTCCATGATGATCGTGTAGTCAAGGCCAGTGTCCTCGGACGCCCCGGCGAAGAACCACATGGGCTTGCAACGATCCCACGCATCTGTCCCGTCCAGGGCAACATCGACCCGAGAGATTGCACTCGTTATCACGACCGCTGAAGCAAACAGATCGTTCGCACCAGCAGCCTCCAACGCGGCACCGTCGTTGTTCGTGCCCTTCAGTGCCAGTCCGAAGTTTGCTGCTGCGGTCGCTCCGAAGTTGCCATCGCAAGTAAAGAGCAGTTGCACCAGCCGATCGCTCGACTTGACATCCATCAGCCGGATGATGTCGTTCGCCGCCATGTCCTGAGCATTCGGTACGACGAACTGACACGCCTTGTGTCGCAGACGGCTGTGTCCCAGTCCCGCCGGTACGGAATTGACAACAGGTGACTGGAGTGTCGTGAAATGACCCGTTTCGCCTATATCGGGTCCGTAGTGATTGCTGTAGAAAGTCGCCATCGTTCAGATCCCCTCAACGATGTTGTGGAAGGTACCCCCGTTACGATCCCCGCAACGGGGGCACCCTCAGTTCGTTTGTTCAATCCAACGAGAAACTACTCGGTGCACTGAACCTCGACAACTCCATCCTCGTCCATTCTCGTTGCGCCTACACGCATCGAGTAGTAGACCTGGGTGGAGTAGTCCTTGTCGTCGCGCTCGGAAACGCGGCCCTTGATGTCGAGTCCAATCGCCAGCAGAAGCGAGTTCTGGGCGTAGAACAGACAGGAACGAGTGGTGCCATCGGCATTCAGACGTTCGGTCTGCTCGAACTCAAAACCACAGTACGAACTGATACTGCCCTGGGCAAGAGCCTTCACAGTATTGAAGTCGCTGGAAGCTACTTCCGTGGTGTTGAGCATGTCTTCGACTTGCTTGGCTGTCACGATGCCGTGACGTGCCTGATCCCTCGGCACTTCCGAGGAGTCCAGAATGCGCTTGGCAGCGAGCACCTTTCCGATCGTCAGCGGATCTGATCCGTGGACAATCTGATGCGTGCCGGTCGGGAAATCTTGTCCCCCTGTGCCATCCTCGCCGATCTTTGCCGACGCCAGCGCATTGTCGATGATGGTGTCGTCAATCGTTCGTCCTGCCGCAGCCGCCATGGTCATCCCGTAGGCACCAGCCGGTTCGTTCAAGACTTGATTGATGTCCTTGCCATCCACGAGGTCTGCGGTGTGATAGAACTTCAAAATCACAGCGCGCCGCCGATGCGGAACCTCGATGAGCGGCGTGTCGGAGTGCCGAGTCGTCTTCTCGGTCATCGTTGTCAGACCGATCTGATCGAAGAAGGCGATCTTCGCCTTCACCCCGGACTCGACACGTACTCGATTGCGGAGCCGAGACATCTTCTGCTGTGCAAGCAGGGTGATGCCATCGGTGTACCGTTGTACTCGATGTGTCTCGATTTGGTTGCTCACGGTTAGCCTCCTTGAGCAAAATTCCCTTGCGGGAAGGTTGTTGCTTCAAGGGCTACCCGGTTCCCCGGACCCTAACCGTTTTTTGCGGACTACTTGGGTGTCGCAGCTACCCGCTTGGATGAGGCTTTCTTTCGACGGACCTTCTTCGAAGGCTGCCCCTCGATCCTCTGCCGCATCGCACTGGCAAAACTATAGGCATCGTCAGCCTTTTGCAATACGCCAGCCAGCGATGCACCTCCAGTGCGGTTGTCCACGCTGTTTCGCATCGCTGTCATTGCCAATGAAACATCTTTCTTGGTGTAGGCCCAGTCGAAAATTTCCTGGGCAGTGGATTCCGGCGTCTGTGCTGTATGGGTGCCTCTACGGATCACCTGCGCGTGTCTCATGCACTCGATGGCGATCCACTCTGCCCTTACAGCAGCAGTTTCCACTGCTTGTGAATCACTCACTGGGGTGCGCCTGTGCGTACAATGCGTCCATTTCGGCATTGGCGGCGACGTGCCCCGCGTGTCCCGGTGTCAAATATGCCTCCATGAACTTCTCGTCGGCTTGCTTCGCTGCGATTTGAGAACGGGCAGCAGCAGGTGTCATGGCACCCGGAGCCGAGTAGCCACCGTCCGTCACCATACTGTCCTCACCGATGACACCCGCCAGGGCAATCATTCCCTTGATGAAGGCAGGATTGTTCCCAAGGACGGAACCATCTGCCAAACGCGCCTGCAAGAGTTGCTCACCGTTCTCTTTGAACACATGCTCTACGGCACGGGAAGCCAGGTTGATCGACCGCTGGTATGACGCTCCAAGCTCCTGCTGTAGTTGCCTCTCCTGCTGCGAGTGATCTTGCTCGGCGTGTTGGAGAATGGCATCAAACTGCTCCTTCTGGAGTGCCGTGTAGCCATCCAGCAGTTTCCCTAGTTGCCCCTGTGTGACTCCAGAGTCGTGGCACAGCTTGATG